GCATATGATATTACTTCTCCCTAAACAAGTGAATTATATCATACATCCTGCAAAATTACAATTTGATAAGGGTGTATTTTTTGTACCCTTTTTTAGAAAGGAATGATGATATATGGCACTGATCAAATGTCCAGAATGCGATCTGCAGGTAAGCGATCACGCAATTGCTTGCCCTCACTGCGGATATCCTATTAATACTAAAGTGGCCAAACAACAACAATCAAAATCTCGTAGAAAAAAACGTCTCCCTAACGGTTTCGGCCAGATCACTAAAATAAAAAACAGCAATCTCCGAAACCCATACAGAGCTATGGTTACTGTAGGAAAAGACTTCTATGGCAAGCCGATCTGTAAACCTCTAAAACCAAATGCATACTTCAAAACTTACAATGATGCTTATGCTGCATTGGTTGAATACAATAAAAATCCTTATGATTTAGATGATGATCTGACAGTAGAACAACTTTATGAAAAATGGACCGATGAATACTTCAAGACTTTAACCAATCCATCCAGCATACGAACTATCAAGTCTGCTTGGAACTACTGCTCTGCTATTTACAACATGCGTGCTAAAGATTTAAGACCCCGGCACATTAAAGGCTGCATGGAAGATGGTACATATGTTGTTGATGGTGTAGAGAAAAAAGCATCTTCAAGTACAAAAACAAAAATAAAATCTCTATTTAATCTTATGCTTGACTATGCAAACGAAAATGATCTTGTAGAAAAGAACTATGCTCGAACATTTAAGTTATCTGATGATATTATTAAAGATGTCGAGGAAGAAAAGAAAGATCATATTGACTTCACAGATGAAGAAATGCAAAAATTGTGGAATAACTTATATGATGTAGACTATGTAGATGTGCTACTAATCCAGTGTTATAGCGGATGGCGCCCACAGGAATTAGGCTTGTTAAAGATGGAGAATGTTGATTTAGAAAATTGGTTTATTACTGGCGGTATGAAAACTGATGCTGGAAAAGATCGTGTGGTTCCAGTCCATCCAAAGATTCGCAGCTTAATAAAACATCGTTACCAGGAAGCTTTATCTCTTGGAAGCAAATACTTGATTAATTGTACTGATACTAAAACCCATCGAAGTAGCTTAAAACTCACATATGATAAATATCGACATAGAGTTGAAAAGATTGTTAACAAGCTGGAATTAAATCCAGAACATCGTGCTCACGATGGACGTATCCAATTTGCTACAATGGCAAAAGATGCAAAAGTAAATGAATATGCTCTAAAACGTATCATAGGACATAAAATCGACGACCTCACAGAAAAGACCTATACAAAGAGAAAAAGAGAATGGCTTATGGAAGAGATTCTAAAGATAAAATAGAATATTACATAACAAAAAACAGAGTCAAGACTTACCATCTCGGCTCTGTTTTTTGTTATTCTGATGTAGGAGTCGTGTGTACGAATAATGTATGAATAATGTACGAATCGTCCACTTTTCACTACTTCTTACCGCTTTTAACTCCGTTCAAAAACCACGTATTTAAGCGGTTTCTTAGAATTTACCTGCTTTAGCAGCTTCTTCAATGTAAGCTTAAAAGTACGGGTTTATGCGGTTTGTTTGGTGTGCTTATAGTAATAATGTAGAAATAGTTTAATTCCTACAACGTTTATTTTTGGTTTTCAAATTTATCAAAAGTCATTCTATATTTTTATAATAACTTACATCATACCTGAAAGCAATCCTTTATTAATTCTTTCTGTTAGAATATAAGGCTGCACAAGTTTTTTTGCCACAGTATGTTCCTGTTGTTCTCCATCCTAATTGCTTCCAATATCTCTTGAGCTGTGCTGTGGTCATTCTTCCCCAGATTCCATCCACTTCAATGTTAGTTCCAGAAGTCAGTGAATTTAGTTTCTTCTGCATCCACTTGATTGCTCCTTTGTCGGATATCTTCTTTACTGCAGTGTACTTTTCCGGGTCATAATCTGGTCTTGCAAATCCACGGATCACACTCTTGCTCCTTGTTCTTCTCATGACTACTCCACCATTATCGTCGCTACTCCTTGATGTATTTCCTTCAATCGTTGTATATGTACCGTCTGAATTTGCTTTCTCAACAATACCAATGTGAGATGCTCTACCTTTTCCAAAATCCATCAGACAAAGATCTCCTGCCCGTCCAGTGGAGTGCCAACGATCATGTTTTTTATAATAGTTTTCTACGTCTGGGCAGTATGCTGTCTTTTTACCGCCAAAGAACAAATCTGATGCATCACACATCTTAAAAATATCCCATACAAATGTACAGCACCAAGGATAGCTTGATCCAGATACCACTCTTCCATAATAATCGTTATTGAATTTGACTTTGTTACTGTTTGCTGGATTTTCTTTTGTTCCGAGATAACTTACTGCCTTTTTAATAATTGTACTTGCTTTTGCCATTTTATTTTTCCTCCTAATCTGGTAATTCTTCTGTCATATCCTCTAAAAACTTCTGTATGTAATTTCTAACTCTTACCGGTACTGGTAAGCCACACAATGCTGCGTTCTTTAAAATACTGACCGCCTCATATAATCCGTCCATAAGTGCAAAAAATTCTGACAACCCTAACTTTTCCACTCCCAGGAACTGTACATATTGTTGAGGTACAAGACTCAATACATTAATGTGTGCGATCATATCAATTCCCATTAAGAAGCAGATCGAAATCAGCATTGCTGCCTTTCTGATTGCTCCGTCAATTCCAACACAGCTGTTAAATTTATGTTCTTTGATTGCTCTGCATGATCCTAAGATTGTATCTAAACATACTTCAATCATCACAATCCGGAAGAACATATTATTGCTGAGTAACATAATAAATTCTCTCATCATTTTAATTTTCCTTTCTTTTTATTAAATTTTGGTATAAAAATAAGGCCTCTGCAGGTCCTGCTCTGATTTCTATAAAATTTTTCATTTTTTCCTACCTTTTTCTTTAAATTGATTTCATTGTATGTCAATATTTTCAAGTATCAAAAAAGACGTTCTCTCGAACGCCTTATCTCTGTATTAATTCGGGACTTTTTTGTACACCTTTTTCATTAAATTCACTACGTTCATTTTTCTCTAATTCAAAAATCATTTCCTGTTCATATTGATTTTCTCTTAGATCATTAAATGTAAAACGTAAATAAATTTCGTTGTTATCCTGTTCCCCTTTATTATAAGTGTAATTTATACCCCTTTCTAGTTTTTCTCCTTTTTCAATTGCTGCTGTCAAATATTCTCCATTGCATTTTATATTTACTGCACTGTCCAATCCGACATTTTTGATGGTAACTCCTAGCCGTTGTTCATCAACACATCTAGAATCCTGTGGTTTTTTCCTGTTTTCAGCTTTTATTTTATCTCCTTCTAACGAGCCAATATGTGTAGCCTCTAATACTAAAAATGGTCTGATTTCATCTATTTTATCTTTTTTCCTATTATCATCAGAATCTTGTAATGTAATTGCAACTCCAGAAATTGTAATCACACCACCTATTATAGCTCCAAGAAACGATCCTAAAAATCCAAGCCAGCCTGTAAAATCTGTTGCTTTTACTCTTATCGTTATTACAATAGCTAATACTAATACAGCCAGCGATACCCGGATTGGTATAATGATTTTATTTTTATGTTTCTTATTAAATTCTTCCATACATCATGTCCCCTTTTATAATTTATATATTTTTTATCATTCTATCCTACAATATATAAATAAGCAATGATATTTTGTATCATTTTCTTTTACTGCATGCTATAATTATATATAGAGAGTAGCACCCCTTTTAAAGGAGGATACGCTTATGTTTTTTGATTGGTTTGATATGTTAATTAAGATTGTACTTGGTGCTTGTACAATCTACCCCTTGGCAAAGTTTATTTATAATAAGATTATTACCGACATTGCTCGCAAGGTCGTTGAATTATTAAAGCACCTAAATGATTCTTAATATAAATTCTATAAAATTTTGTCAATGGCGGGGAAAGGAGAACAGATCCAGTTGAATGAAATACGGCCTATCCTTGTTCCTCACTTGTTACTCATTGTGTGGACGGGTGCTACTTATTATAATTTCTGTTCTTAATCAACCAGATACTTTTTCTTCAAGTGCTTTAATTCGCTCTTCAAGCTTTGTAGACTCAAATTTATCATATACCTTAGCCCACGTTGTGATTTCAAGATTGTCTGTTCCTTTTGCAATCATATATTCTAATAATTCTCGCAAATTATTAATATGTTCTAAGTCGCTCGTACTGTCACTCCCATGCATAGCTACAACAATAAAAGATTTATTCTTAATTGCATTGTCCACATAACTTTTCGCTCCGTCCATTGTGTAATCATGATACCACCATCTAGGATGATAATATGCTTTCGATGATGATAGTCCGTTTTGATCTGAATAATCGTAATATTTACGTGACCAATTATCTAATCGGATATCGTTCGAAAGATAATTAGCACCACCAGCTGTTATGATTCCTCGCACTGTATAGCCAAGATTTTCAAGTTCAATCTTTGGCTCTCGGAACACATCTGCATAATCTTCTTCCGTACTATCTGCTGTGATATATTTACCACTGTGTGCTAAGATTTCGCCACCATCTGCAACAACAAGATCACAGATGTCTTTAATTGTACGTCCATCGTTTTTGTAATCTGTATTCAAATTTCCTGTGATAATCGCTGGGCAAAACGGAATATTTAATTCATGACATAAATCATAGACATCTGGAAGATATTTATTAGCATCATCGATGGTTAAAACGAAATATGCCTTGTCAAATGCCGAATAAGCAAAATCATTCATCCGTTGCATTTTGGCAATCTGCAATTGAGCTTGTTTTAAATCATAACTAATTGTTGATTCATCGGGAATTAATCCTTCCAATCTTTTCAATTCTTCTTTTATGTTGTATTTTTCAAACTGTAATCCTTGTAAATCAATAGTTTGATCCCCATCATTATCGTTTACATAAGCTTTGTACGCCCTTTCGGGCACAACTATATCTTGATACACGTTATTATTCCATGCATTATCAGGATTTACATAAGATAAAAGAGTTCCATTTTTATCATAAAACAAAATTAATGGAACGTTTCCGCCAGCATATCCTTTTGCTTTTATCGTCTGCCCGATATATGTATTTATAATGTAAAATTTCGATTTTCCTTCCTTTTCTATCTTTCCGGTATAATTTATTTTTGTTGTTTCCCCTGCAACATCTAGTGAAATATACTTCTTAGTTGAGAATAGTGAATTTGATATAGTTTCCAACTGTGTATTATGCGTGTCAATAACATCTTGCACCTCCTGAATATTCTTATTTGCATTAAATAATTGTTCTTTTACATTGTAATTTTTGTCAAATATACGCGTATAGCAAATAATGTTATCAGCGTCATCTGTAGCATTGACAATGACATATCTTGACCCATTGGGTACCGGTACTTCTATCATTTTCGATGTCCATCCACCAACAGTAGTTCCTGTTACATTTTTTAAAGGATCAAGAAAAATACAGTGCAAAACATCCCCTCCTGCATAATCCTTTACCATAATAGTTTTATCCTCATCACAAAGTTCATATATTTTGTGAAATCTATCTGTCGCTGTCTTCTTGCAAAGTTTTCCATTGGCATCTGCATAGCCATTCCAATCAGAATTAATAGGCATTGCAACAGATGATTCTCTATCCCCAAATATGGATTTATTAAGAGGCTCTATATTGCGAGTTCCATTTCCTTCTATATTCAATTGTAAATCTACAACTTGTTCCCTAATTGCTTCTCCAGCATTATCATAAACAATACCATTCGCTCCAACTCGAATATCTTGCAGTTCTGCATCTCCTGTCGTACTTCCATCTTTAAGCTTTGCAAGATTAGAAATTCTTGCATCCTGCTTTGCCATTGCCTGCTTCAGATTGGTATTCTTATCCCAGGAAACTTGATCCGCAGTTGTTGCTGGAAAAACCTGTTCTCCTTCTTTATTTTTTAATATCATATTTTTTCCCATTGATTTTCTCCTTCCTTAGTTGTATCCAATCTGATAGCAATCATAATAGCATGTATTATGTGTTTGATTTGCTGGATATGTTTTTGCATATGCCTGGCTTCCATCACTTTTAATTCCATAAGATGATACGTCATCAGTTCCAGCTTTTATTTCATATTCATCTTTAGTTGCACCTTCCATATGCTTTATTGCACAAAATCCTGTCCAATCTTCTCCATAGTTTCCTCCAGCGATAATCCAAACTACTACATTATTAAAAGCTTTATCAAAATACACCATTCCCTCACCCGACTTATGCTGATAATTGAACTGTAATACCTTACCTGCCAACTGATCCCATGTCATATCTGCCGTTGCTCCGTTGCCAATAGCGGCGGCAAGTTTGCTTTTTCCGTTACTGGCACTTTGAAAAACCTCCTGAATTTTTCCATTGATCTTTTCACTACTCCATGTTGAGGCCACGCCAATCTCATCGTCATTTATCGTATGCACTGGGAGATCTGCTGACTCCCCTTCTTCTACAGTCATATATGGCGTATTATCCAAATGCTCTTGCATTTCTTTGTTTTCTTTTATAACCGCAGCAACCGAGTCAGGATGCCCAGTCGCATCTTTATAACATTGCTCAATGCTGTCGTGGATGCTTTGCCTTACATCTCGTCCGAGCTTCTTGTGTAACAAATTATCCAGTAATTCCTGTATTTTCGCCATTGCTTACCTCCTGCATCTGAATTGTTTTAACTGTTCCTGTTTTATCACAAAAATAAAGAACTCCATCCTCGACATATAATGATCCATCACTTTCCGGATAATTATCTGTAGAATGAAATCCTATTGTTTTCCCTACTTGCATTGTCCCTTCTTCAGCTATATAAGGGATGTTTCCGTAATTGTTTCCTACAGTTCTGTCATTAATGCTTTTTTGGACTTCTTCGACTGCTCCGGCTGCACTTCCCGCTGTTTTTGCTGCATTTTCTGCATTTTTTTCTGCTGCCGCAGCTTTTGCAATAGCTTCACTCGATGCAACTGATAGTGTTTGTATCATGCCTTTTACATTATTTGTTCCTGCAACAGTGTCAGTCAGTGAACTAATTGTTCTTCCTAATGTTATCTTATTATTGGCCGGATTCTCTAAATCTAGTTCGTACTTACTTACAAGATAGTACGTGCTCACATCTCCGAATGTGCTCATGATTCCATGCTGTGTAGAAATGCAAGGAACAAGATCTCCAAGTCTGATTGCGTTAATATCAACATCAATCATATGCAGATCAACAGCTGTAAGTTCAATCGTGATTGCTAAGTTGATGCACTTCTGCAGATATTTATTTGCTTCTTCCAGTAGTTTGTCTGGATCATATACCTCAGAGAAATCAACCTTGTCATAAATCCAACCATACAAATTTACTGCGTCTTGGTTATATACGTAATCTGTTCCATTGTGTCCATTTGCTGTTGTGATTGTCACGTTGTCTTTTCCAACTGGTATAATCGCTGTTTTAATGTCTTCTGCTTTAGAGTATTTCTTCAGATCAAGAAGATTTTCTCCAAATCTGATAACCTGATTACTTACATTTCCGTATCGTTTCACATAATCGAGGTATCTCACATCATCCTCATGACGGACACGAAGATACCCATCATATTTCTCTAAAAAATTAGAATTAATAAAATCCCAAGTTTTCTCATAATTTGTCGATAAACTTGGAATCGTAACACTTTCGATATCGATCACGCCGATTTCAAATCTCTTTGCTTCCTCTACCTGTGAATTATGTTCGTGAATCAATCTTTTAAAAATCTCTATATTGGTATCGGCTGTCCCAGCTTCTGTTGTTTCGGTTCCGTAATTATGCGGTCGTTGAATTGAATCTAACAAAAAAGACAGCTCTCCTTCACAAGAGATCTGCCCTGTGTTTTGAAAATCTTTTTCATCCGTTAAACTTCTTCCGGAAAATAACAGTTCAACATCTTCATAAACATCGATTCGAGATTTTAACTTATTGATATCGTTAACGTGAGGATGCGTTTGTAACATCCCAAAATCAAGATTTCCTGTTTTATTTAGCTCTAATGATATCTTAGGACTAAGCACCATATAATCCGGATCGCGGACATCATGCAGTGTTTTCCCATCACATAGTATCTTGTACATTTATAAACTGCCTCCTCGATAATCGACAGAAACTGTCCCATTTCCTGTAAACGTTAAAAGGTTATCCCCTTCTGATAACCAGATATCGAACACTTTACTTTTGCCTTTTGGAAGATCATAAGTGACCCCGTTATATGTAACCTGCATCGGTGTATCACATTCGATCACAGGAATCACTCTCTTTCTTCTTCCATAAATATTTAGCTCGTATTTTCCAGAAACTTTGATGTTTCCATATTCACGGATGATATCAGTTTCAAAATTAAAATCATCCCATAACCAATCTTCCAGAGACGAAGCAACTTCATACTTATATGGATCAACTTCTCCGGACATTACAAGCTTTCCATTTATACGATCTGTCTTTTCGACATCAATCGTAAGTCGGCCAATGTAATAAAAAGATGGATCAGTATCGAGTATGATCTTCATTTTCTTACCAACCAGGTAATTTGCAATGTCCGATACAATAGATCCCCATTCAAAAAAGTCTTCGTCCGGAGTTTCAAATTCTAAGGAAAGACTACGATTCTTGTACTTCACATCTCCGCCGGTAACCGCTTCAGTGATATCCAGTGTTCCATCTGCTCCTTGAATATCCAGTTCATATGTTTTTGGTTCAGGAAAACCAAGAGTGATCGCAGTCCATCCAAGATTCCAATCCTTTAAGGTATGTTTTTCTCCGATCGTGACTCCTAATGTTCCTGGCATACTATACACCTCCTCTTGATTTTCGTGTTGCTCTTGTACTTAATTCTGTGTCCATGTAAGGGGCGATTACTCTTGTAATCTCTCGACCATCTACAATCACAGGCACCTCAATTCGTTCTGGTCCAGTATAGACTACTGATTCTGATCCATTCGATGAATCTGTTTGCACAACCGGCTGCATCCTTGTTGTGATCGTCTGCATCTGCAGGTTAATCGCATCCTGCATCCTTGACTGAATGTCCTGTACGTTCAGTTTTGCTTTTGCAAATTTCTGTGCCATGTTCTGAGAAATCGTTCCCATTTGTTTATACAGATTTGGGGCTTCTTTTTCATGTCCTTTGATTGCTCCTTGAATATCACAGGAACCAATCTTTGCAAATTCTCGAGATGGGGAATGAATCTTAAGTGTCTTTTTGGCTGTCTTAATAATGTTCTGGCAGATTTTCTTCATGGATTTGCTGAGGTTTCTGGTTTCGCTTTCCATACCTGCAGTTAATCCCTTTGCAATATTAACTCCTGCCTGTTTCATCTCTTTCTGCAGATCATCCGTTACTGTTTTCATTTCAGATTCATAATTTGCTTGAAGTTTTGCAAGATCATCTCCAAAGAAGTTTTCAGAAAATGTTTTGGACATGCTCTGTTGCTGATTCCACTTATTAATGTAAGCCTGCTGTTCAGCTTCTGACATATGCTGAAACCATGCCATATAAGCATTTCCTGCATCAATGTCCATTCCGAGAATCTTTTCCATCATAGACTCAGGAATCTTGCTTTCTAGCGACTTCAAGTTCTTTTGATACTTTTCAATGTCCATGATATTCTGATCAAGGTTATAGATATTTCCCCAAGATTGCTGTTTATCAGTTAAACTGTCCATCTTGCTCTTGATGTTGTTATACGCTTCCTGGTATTCATCTGACAGATCCTGTAACTTTTCCTGTGCAATCTTATTTAATCGATCAGCTTCTTTCTCAAATGCATCATTGTATGCTGCTGCCGTTTTTTCTCCCGCAATTTTTAATTGCTTTTCTTCTGCAGCATTCTGCTTCTTTAACTTTTTCAGCTGTTTTTTTAATTTTGCTTTTTCCTTTTTATTTTTTGTCTTACTGATCTTATCTTGGAGATTTTTCTCTGCTGTATCGTGCTTCGAAGAAACTTTACTTGTCTGCTGATCAATGATTTCTTGTACAGTTTCTGATGATCTTGACTTTGCTGTGTTGAGTGCTTCGGATATTCCAGAAACAAGGTTGTTTCCAATATCGGAATAATTCCCTTTCTTGGAAGCACTTTTAGCTGCAGATAACGCTTCATTTACAGATAGCTTCATTTCTGCATTGAGTTCTGTCTGTCCTTCTCTGACACCCTTTGCTACACCTTTTGGAATATTCTTACCAATCGCATCTTTATATACACGAGATGGAGAATGGATTCCTAAGGCTGTTGCTGTAGCTTCTACCGATGCGTTAGCCATCTCTCCAGAAGCATCTTCCACATCTTTCGTATGCTTTCGGATACCTGCTGCCATTCCTAACGGCATCCATTTTCCTACGTCACTTTCCATGACACGGGATGGTGAATGAATCTTACCTTCTGCTTTTGCGGCTGCAACTGCTGCTCTCACTGCTTCTCTTGCGGCTGCTGATACAGCACCGGAATTTGATCTGATACCAGATGCAATTCCCGCAGATAAATTGCTACCAACGGACACGAAGGATGATTTTTGACTACTTGCTCCGGAAGAACCTGCTTTTGCTACTTTTGAACCTGCAGATTTTGATGTTCCAGATTTTGATGTGATCCCTTTAGAAAATTCTGATGTCATCTTTCCGCCGGCTGTTTTTGCTTTGCCTGAACCAGAAGCAAGCCCTGCTGCGGTTGTCTTACTAATTTTATCCGCAGCTGATTTTGCTTTACCAGATCCTTTTGAAAAAGAAGATAAATAACTATTAAACGATTGAACTCCGACACTTGAATTATTCGTAGCAGTAATCTTACTTGCTTTTTTGATTGCTGTGCTATTTTTCTTAACTGTAGTAGCTGCTTTTCCTGTTTTGGTTGCAATAGCATCAAACGAACTTGCTGCAGCTGAATTATCTACCTTGCCGATTTTTAAACTGTTTTTTATCTTTGTTGCCTGGCTTTTTGTCTTTTGCGCTGTACTATCAATAGCTTTTGTAAGACCAAATGCATTCTGATCTCCGGATAAGTCTATCTTTGTTAGTTCTTTGATTGCATCTTGAACTGGCGTCTTTCCTTGTGCAACTTTCGTTGCAAGTTCTGTTGGAATCTTAGATCCATCAATTCCTGCTTTTGTTATTGCTTCCTGGAAAGAAATCATACGACTCAATGCAGCCGCTGCTTCCTTTGGCTTTCCACTACCAGATGTGATTGCATTTGCTAAATAATCCGGTACTTGTACACCGCCTTGCTGTGCTTTAGTTTTCAGATCCTCGAATGTAACAAGATTTTTTACTGCTTGCACAGAAGTAGGAACGGCATATTGTCCAGAGCTGATTCCTTGTGCTACGCTATCAGGAACTTTAACACCTGCATCCTTTGCCTTTTGGATCAGATCAGTCCAATTGATCGCATTCTGCATCTGTTTTGCAGCACTCTTAAATGATATAGATCCATCTGAAATTCCCTTTGACAAATACTGTGGGATCTTCATCCCCTGTTCTTGCATCTTGGCCAACTGATCGGAATTAACCAGATTGTCTAATTTGATCAAGCTCTTTAATTCTTTTCCGGAAGTTGGATTTGCATAAACACCCTGTTTAATTCCCTCTCCAACAGACTTCGGAATATCACTTGCTTTAATCTTTGCTTGTTTGGCCAGATCATCTAAGGATTTCAGATACTCTGTATAATTTGTCTGAGCTGTATATTTGTCTGTATATGTAGTCAATTCTTTTTGTGCTGCATGTAAATTTTTACCACTTTGCTCAACTGCCTTATTGGCTGTCATCATTGAATCATAGTATTTTGTCAGATCATTAGAAGCTTTCTTATATTCATCACTGCTTGTTGTTATCTTTCCCTGATTTACCTTTGCGGTAACCTGATTCATTTTTTCAACAGCGGCATTATATTTGTTTGTTGCTTCTGTCTTTTTCTTAATGGCATTTTCATTTTCGATATCGGCTTTAGCCACTTTGGATGCCGCGCTTTCCATTCCTTTCTGGTAAGCCTTGGCCATTGCCTGTTCTTTCAATGCTGCGATGTTTTTCTTGATCGCAGAAGTAGACTTATTTAGCTTATCTGCTTCTTTGTCATACTCAAGATTCAGCCCTGGTAATAATTCATTTAACTGTTTAACAACACTTGCGATCTGTGCTTTTGTCCTGGCACTTTTATGCTCAACATTCATCAGTTTTGTTAATCTCTGATACAGTTGATCCGCCTGAACACCATTTGCACGTGTGGAATCTACATTTTTCTGATTTTGCTTATGCAAACTCTTGATCGATGCAGCCATCTCTTCTTGTTTCTCTTTCAATTTTGTACAAGAGGAATAGTATCTATCCGCTTCTGTAACAGCCTTCTTCTGTGTCAAAACATATGCTGCAACTCCTGCTGCTAATGCTCCAACTGCCACAACTCCAATTCCAACCGGGCCACCTAAAGCTGTGCAAACTGTTTTGAAGGCTGCTGTTGCAGTTGTAGCTGAGATTGTCTTTCCGGTAAATAACTGGATTGCTGTTCCTAATATCTGAACACCTGTACTTGCACCTTCTGTAGCTGCAGATACGGTTCTAAACGCAGTTACTACTGTTGTTACTGCTTTGTATCCTTTAAAAACTGTAAGTAAGCTAGTAGCAACAGGTAAAGCTACTTCCATGTTATTGCCAACAAGTTTCGCAGCTGCTCCTAATACCTTTAATCCACCGCCACCAACTGCTTTTGCTACTGTTCCAAGATTTTCAACGGTATTTATAGCTTCTTCAGGAACAATTTTTTTAATTCCACCCTTTTTCAATTTGCTAGATAGGATTCTTAATTGCTTTGTCCCAACACCAACGGCTTTTGTTAAAGGTGTCTTAATATCTTCATAAATACCGATTCCAACAGACTCTGCTGCTGATCCGAGGTCGTACAATGCTCCTTGCAGATTGTTGTTCATAACATCGGCCTGTTTCTTTGCTGCGCCAGAAGAATTATCAATCGCCTTTTGTAATTTGTTGAAATCAGAATCAGATGCATTAACGATTGCCAACAGACCTGACATCGCTTCCTGTCCTGCGATACTTGAAGCATAAGAAGCTTTCTGACTTTCTGTTAATCCAGAAAATTTTTCTCTCAATTCTGCCATCGTTTCGCGAAGTGGCTTCATTGATCCATCAGCTTTTGTTGTACTGATACCAAGCGCATTTAATGCTGTAGCTGCATCTTTCGGAGGTTTGACAAGTCGCGTAATGATAGATCTCAAAGATGTACCTGCTTGGCTTCCTTTGATTCCGGCATTCGCCATCAGTCCAATTGCTGTAGCTGTATCTTCGATACTATATTTCATGGATCCGGCCAATGGTGCAACATACTTAAAGGTTTCTCCCATCATTGCAACATTGGTGTTAGAACTACTCGATGCTTTCGCTAGCACGTCTGCAAAATGTCCAGAATCCTTTGCTTTCAATCCGAAAGCGGTCATTGAATCTGTTACAATGTCGGATACTGTTCCAAGGTCTTCTCCGGAAGCTGCAGCTAAATTCATAACGCCAGACAATCCAGAAACCATCTGGTTTGTTTTCCATCCGGCCATAGCCATGTATTTAAGTGCTGTGGCAGATTCTGTAGCAGAAAACTTTGTTGTAGCTCCCATCTGCTTTGCTTTTGCAGATAGCTTTTCCAGGTCTTTTCCAGATGCTCCGGAGATTGCCTGGACCTCACTCATTCCTGCTTCAAAAGACTTACCTACATCGATTGTCTTCTTTGCGGCCGCCACAGATGCAACTCCAATTACTGCTGCAGATTTTTTCATTAGTCCGGCCATCTTTGATGTTGCACTCTCTGTACTTGCTACTGTACTTTGATTAGATTCTTCCCAAGACTTTTTTGCGCCATCTGCACTTTCTTTTGCAGTATCCTTTACCTTTTTATGAGACTGCTGCATCTTCGTAGATGCGGATTCTGTTCCTTTTGCTGCTGAATCAGCTCCTTGTTTGGCTGCCTGTCCTGCTTTCGATGCTGAATCTTTTGCACTCTTTTCTACTTGCTTTCCAGTTTTCTCTGCGGATTTAGCAACTTCTTCTACACTCTTTTGTGCCTGATCACAAGCTTTATCTATATCCTGTGCTGTACTCTTAGAAGAAGACTCAACTTCTTTCTTAAGATCGTTTAATCCTTTTTCTGCGCCAGAATTATCCAGTTTGGTTTCTATTGTAACTGTACCATCTGCCATGTCTTCACCTCGTCAAATAACTAAAAATCTAAAGTTTCTAAGCTATTTGACGTCCTGGGTGCTCAACCTGCAGATCCAAGCTCTCGCCTGTTCGCTTCTCTTATCACAATATTCCTGACAGATCACCGCCATTTAGCAGTATCTGTGTTATCTCATCCTGTCTCTTCTTCTCTTCTTTACTTATATCATCCGGAAGTGCATAGATCTTTTGCATCTCCCTTACCCTTTTTCTCTGTTCTTTGTCAAAATTCTTCAACTCTGCCCCACGATATCCGATAATCTCACAGATCTTACAATCATCATGAAGGGCACTGAATAGTGACATAAACTTCCACCAGTGCAAAAAATCAACCTCAAACAGATCGATCTTATAATCCTGCATAAACCCTGCATTGATATAATCAAAATCATATTCAAAGCTGATCACTTTTTTCTTTGTTTTTGTTTTTGTTTGTTTATCTTCCTTACCGCAGGAATAAAACCACAGCATTTTTTCCATAGCTTCTTCCAGATCATCCGGAACATTATCTTTGTAAAAGAGTTTTAGTGCATCATAATATTTTGCATTTTGAATCGCATCTTTTTCTTCAATATCGATCTCTTTCATCATTTCTTTTGCAAACTTCTTTTGATCATCTGTAACTTCTTTTCCGAAAATAATTCCTTCAACATTCATGATCGTTCGGAAATCAGCATCGATCTTATATGTTTTACTCCCGATATCCACTGACACCGGGAGTTCTCTTCTGATCATTCAACTCCTAACATCTTAGACAGTTCATTGACTCTCTTTTCATGATCTGCTAACTGTGAATCTCTGATAGTATAAAGCTTCTTAACTGCTTTCGTTCTTTCTGTCAAATCATGTTTAGCAGTAAAGATTTTATCTGCAGAACCTTCTCCAAATACTGCATCAAAAAACCTACTCATGATTTCTGACTCGTTTGCAACGCCTTCTGGACCCATCATTCCATCTTTTACATTCTTTTCTTCGTACTCTCCAAGTTCCTTCCACATCTCTTTGCTTGCATCATTAAACTTCTTCATCATATCTGCATCCAGAAAATTAAATGCAAGCTTCTCTCCATTCCAAATAAACATATATCTTACTCCTTAATTCTAATTCCAATCTTCACTTCGCTTTCGTTTACTCTGTCGCTGAATCCGGTGTAAATGTCTTTGCCTTTATATCAAATTTACCCATAACAGGATCTCCTTTGTCGTGAAGTGTTCCCTCAACCTGTAATTCTCCGTCATTATCAGAGAAACTTGAAATTTCAGCAGCTACGGTAAACTTACGTGCTTTGAATGCTGTCCCGGAGGTATCTCCCTCTGCTTTTTCATCCAAATCAACGCGAACAAATTCACGTTCTGCATCTGCTCCTGTTTTCCTTTCCTTGCCGATACTGATCAGGTCCTTAATAACTACTTCGCTTGGAATCTGATCCGCGGTAAATCCATGTTCGCCTTCATAGCTTGTAATGCTTGATGTGGATGATTTATCATTGATATATTTTTTGCTTGTTGTCTGTGCTCCTGGATCTTCATTTAACTCTGTAAAACCAGATCCCATTAATTCAAACGCTTCAGACACTTTTAAATAAGACGCTTCCTGATAACGCTGTTTTACTGTTTTGCTTGCTGTTTCTGCCATTTTATATTCCTCCTAATTTCTGATAATAAATTAACTGGCACTGAATCTGGTACTGTGCTTTTGATGCATCTGCGTTAAACACGTAGCCATTTGTCAGTGCCTGTATTTTAATTGCTCTTTTTCCTTTATCCATTTCCGGAAGATCATTATTAATCGTACATCGTTCCAACCAGTCTGAGAAATCTTCGTAAAACTCCGCTACGTCAATATTCTCTGCAACGTCTGCCCCGAAGTACTCACGGCTTGCCAGAATAAAATTAAAACGGCGTTCTGTGTCGCCGTTAATATATCTTTTTTTAATTGGCTGTGATGTTACGGATGCTTCGATCGCATAACTTTTTGTATCCTCCGGAAGATGTTCCACGCCCACCAGATCATCAAATGTGGACAATCCTGGATAGTCCTGGATAAATGCTCTCACACTTGCGATCACACTCATTCTGCTTTACCTCCTACAAAATCTGCAACAGACTGGACGATCTGATCTCCATTGTCTGCCCAACATCTTTGATCCCATTCTTTTCCACGGAGTCCTTTTCCGCCATTTTCATGGTACTGTTTCTGTGCATATGGAGTTATAAACTGGATTGAGTCCACGTTCTCTATTGCGGTATCTTTTAATACTCCGGTCAAAAATGGAACATATGGATCCATCTTTCTTCGGAACTCTCCGGTAAAAAATCTTTGTGCAGGTCCACCAACTTGAAGACCTCTTGTCTTTAAAATCTGATCGGGTGAAAGTTCGACTTTAACCTGTGTTCCCATTTAAGCACCTCCGATTCTCCAATGCGGTAAACTTCCTCTCCGATTATCCGAAAACGATAATACTTTTCCTGTATACTGCTGCTTTAAAAATTCTGATTCTTTCTCAAAATCTTCTAACAATCCTTTTCCAAACAGATCCCCGTTATTGATCGTCCAATACTTTTCTGCTTCTTCGGCAGATAATTCCCGATACTTATCAGCATCAATGTATTCTTTCCCTTGCGTATCTGCAGATAAAGGGATGCGGATCTGATACATATCTGCAGAACTGAGTCCTTGATCGGTAACAGTTGTCTGCTGCTTTGTGTAAAAATTAACACCTTTGATCTGAGTCTTTAAATAGATCTTTCGTGCTGTCTTTTTATCAACTCCGTGACTGTTATAGATTGTGAGGTCTGCATTTGTCATCATATGGCCCACACCCCCTGTACATGAGTCCCGTATGTGCAAGATAAGGATATGCTGCTTTTTGACAACGATGCTCCACAGTGCCTATTGTTTTGCTTTGACTCGTCACAAAACTTACACTGTATCCATCGTTGTTCTCACTTGCAATCTCCCTTCCTGCATCATCTTTTCTCATTCTGTCCTGATACATTACATCTGCCACTGCGCATGTGGCCAGACTCACTTCCTCTGGAATCTCTGCCATATCATCAACTCTGGCAAATGTAAGGAATTTCACAAAAATGCTTGCCTTTAAGATCATTCCAGGGAAAGCTTTCTCCGGTATGATCTCGCCATAAAATTTATTTTCGTAGAAATCCCTGTTTGCATATTCCACCATACCGGATCACCGCCTATCCTCTGGAAATGATTCTTGCAATTGGAATTGCTTTATGATCGATTACTTTCTTATTTTGACCAGTTTTTCCGTTGTTGACAAGTTCCCAGTTAGATCCATCTGCAAGTTCTGCGTCTGTTGGCGAATTTGTAGCCTGTTTTTTCTTTGTATAAGAAATTCCATATGGGGCAAATACTTTTCTCTGTCTCATAAACAATGTATCCTCCCCACCATTTTTCATTGGATTACGATACATTTCATATGGGACTTTTGCACCAATGTCTTCGTAATCAAATGCTCCATCTCCTAATGCAAAGGTTGTATATTTCGTATAAGCTTCCTGTGCCGCAACATAACCAGACTCTCCTTTTGTTCCGCTTTCTTCTACTGCAGCAACTTCTTCCGTTGGCATAGAGTCATCGATCAGAACTAAACGGCCATTCCATGTTGCAAGTGTTAACTGTCGTTCAATACCATTTGAATCAGTCTGAGTCATATATTTTAACAGCTTCAAATTTTCAAGATTTGTTGCAACTGCACTGTGCATGATCGCAATTGTGAATTTGGATTTATTATCCCCTGATGCTCTCTGTAAAGCTGTATTTAAAGTATCTGCCTGTACAACATTTTTAACATTCCCATCCTTATCTGTTGCAGTAACTTCTGTAATATCAGAAGTATGATTATCCACGAAAGTCTTGTTTTCTTTTCCTGTCATTGCAAAGATACCTTCCAGTTCTTTTACAATGGTCAACTGGTCAAGATCGGCTTTATAGTCATTCACCTGTGCTGCAACATTATCCATAAAGCTTACACCGCCTGTAATGTCTTCGGAAAAGTCTCGTTCTGTCCATCCTTTCATACGTCCAACTACAACAACACCTCTTTCGAATGTATCTGTGCTGTCCGATGTAAGATCGGTCTCGCCATCATAATTCTGTGCAGTTCCACCAATTAAACCATGCATTGGTAAAGTTGCATATGATGTTCCTGTCTGAGAACTGAACGTATTTTTAATATCCTGATTACCTTTTAAGGCTCTTGATTTGATCAGTTCGTTTCTTTTTAAATTTGGAATCCTCTCTGTATAAGCACCAAATGCCTGAGGATTAAATGATTTAGAATCAAATTTTGCTCCTGCCATTTTTTACTCCTTTATTTAAATCTCTGCTCCGGGATTCTGTTCCATATAGTCACAGAGTTCCGAATATGTCATTTCACTTGGTTTCTTTCCACCAATACCGCCGGAACCACCATTTGTTCCTTTAACGATCGTTGGTGCAGGTTCATCGCTTTCAAACAAAAAACCGTTTTCTTCCTTGATCTGTGACAGCTGTTCGTCTAAACCAATGATCTTTCCATCGTTTAGTTTCAGTCCGTCCATATCAAGTAACGCTTTGACCGCTTTGCTGTTTCTAGCTTTCGCTCCTGTCAATGCTGCAGATAACGCATAATCAAATTTCATTTCTGAAATCTGAGCATCTGCATCACTCTTTGCTTTCTCAGCTTTCTCTTTCCAGTCATCTGCTGCCTGCTTGATGCCGTCAATATCCATATCTTTAAACTTCTGAATTTCTGCATTTGCATCGTTTACCTGAGTTTCAAGACTTTCTGCTTTCAGCTTATAGCCGTCTCGCTCCTGAGTGATCTTCTCTGCTTTCTTCTGTTCTTCTGCGATATCCTTTCCGTTCTCAGCCATGATCTTATCGATCACTTCCTGGGAAAGATTTAAACCTTTTAAAAAATCTGTTTTCATGTTACTATGCTCCTTTCGTATTAGGTTGTTTTAGGCGTGTAACCGACCGCCACGAACCGACTGTTTAAGGTCTGATCAGCTGACCAATGTTATTTCTTTGCATAAAAATAACACCCAGATCTCTCTGCGTGTCCTCTGCAGCTTAACCCTGCTGCGGGGAGATATTTGGATCACCGTCCCTTCTATTCTGTTGACTTCATGTTTCGCTGCTCCTTTCTTAAAATTTCGTATAAAAATACCACCTGACATTGATCAGATGGCGTTTAATCTAAATTAAGTTTTTCTTTACATGCATCACAATAAAATGATTTTGTTGTTTTTGGATTTCCAACTGGTACTAACTTTCCTTTTTTGCATAATGGACAAGTTGCTTCTTGCCCTTGTCTTACTTTTTTAATTGCTTCATCAACTTCATCCCAAAATCTCATATATAATCACCTCCACGGTAATTCTGGATACAATTCTTTTATTTCTTTAATTATACTTCTTAATTCATCTGCAGTCAATGTATTACGGCGATACTTATGTTTTAACTCCTGAGCTCTGCAAACGCATTCTGACCACTGTGATCCACCAATATCATATCGATGATGTGTTATTTCATGAATCAATGTTTCAGCGGTTTTTTCAATTGTTTTTGTGTCTGATGCATAAATACGAATATTATCTTTCCATTGCTTTCCGTATAACTTATCTGGATTATCAACATGATATGCTAATTCTATATTAATTTCTGGATGATCAACAATATATTTCATTGTCTCTTTTCCAATGTCGGACTTATTCAAATTTCTCTGAACGCTCCAATGATTGATCAGATCCTTTTGTCCTAAATTAAAATCAGTTAATCGTTCTGTAAATTTAGATTCATTGACTTTTGTTTTTCTATTACTCCATACAGCTTTCTGTGCAACACTACGACCAAATCCAACGATATCTCCTGCTTTGTTCTTCACCGCATGGATCTGAACTCTGGCAGACTCATATCGCCTTCCTGTTTCTTTGCAGAAAGCTTTTAATACTGCTTCCTGTTTCTTTAATCTCACAGATTCTTCATTAAACCGATTCTGTAAAGTATTTTTTAAGGTATCATCTTTCGCTTCACTGATCGCTGAATTATATCCAGCAAGTTTCCTCTTTGTCTCTCTGATCTGTCGTTCATGACCTCTCTGCATCTGGCTCGCTTCATACTCTGTAAATTGCTTTCCGTTGTATTCTACGTTCTTTGCAGAATAATCATCTAGTATCTCTTGCGTATATGCTGGTGTCGATATTCCTGGGAAGAATGCGTGGAAGTTATGACGGCAATTCCAACCACATAAACCTGGTCCTGTACCATATCCTGTTGCTTCATAGAAGTTTTCATATTTTGGATCAGTCCCAGATAAACAAAAGACCTTCCCTTGCCATACGGCATGTTCCGGTCTTGCTCCTTCATGTGCAGTTGTTTCAACATAATCACAGTTCTGATCTTTTGCGTATTGCAAGTTCATTTCTGCTGCAGTCTGGTTTACTCCGGTAAGTACAGCTCTTCTTACCGCGACATCTAATTTATCGACATGCTGTGACGGATATAAGACTTCTGTTCCCCGCACTGCTGCCTCTCTGATCGCATCTGCAATTGCTTTGTCATAACTGAATGCTCCAGAACTAACTTTCATCTGTGCTCTATTACAAGCTTGTATGTAAGCTGACTGTGATCTTACTGCGGTTGTCATCGTGAGATTATCAAGTTCCTGGCATGTTTTTCTGATATTTGCTTGCAAGATTCTCTGCATTCCATTGGACTGATTTAACTTAATATCTTCTTTGCCTGCCTGTTTGTAATATACAGCCTCGTTCTTTAAGTTCCTAACACCTGCTTCTTCATACATTCTCTGAACTTCATGCTTTTGATATCCAGATACCTGACTTACTCGCTTGATCGTATCTTTATAAACAAGACCTGCATTCTGTAAAACTTCAGCCTGATGTTTCGTTGACTCTGATACATTTCCCATCTTTACGATTCTTTTTGCCATATCAGATATGATCGCTATTGTCAGAGTGTCAATGATGCCAAGTAACTGATCGGAGAACTTTTCCAAATACTTCGGATCAAGCATCTGTGATCACCTACTCTTCCTGGATGGTAAAACGATCATCCTGTGCCGGCATCATTTTCAATGCTTCTTCCTCAGATACGCCATACTTGGCCGCAATGTATATTTCTTTTCGGATCAGTCCTGCAGTTGCATCCTGCTGCATACTCTGCAGTTCCTGTTCTTTATCGATCACGATCGAATCGTCCCAGTCAAAACTGATCTCGTATTTCTTGCCACCATTCAGGTTCGCAAGTTGTGCGATCACATCCATTGCATAGACTAATTGTTCTAATGCTTTTTGCAATGCTTTTTGAATATCAGATACTGTACTATATGATCGCTGTTTGCTTGCCTTAATTTCTTCTGCAGTCTTATCGACTGTGTTTGGATCACTTAAAGTTCCATAGGCGAGACCTACGTTAAACTCAATTCTTCTAAGGATCGTATTGAATCCATTGATAAGACTTTCGTCACGGATCGGTGGTGCAAACACTTTGTACTGGTCACGATCCTCGTCAAAGTCCATCATCCGAAAGAGTCTTTCTTTTCCTTTCGGAAGGTCAAATTCTCCATTTTCCTTTCGCTTAAATAATCCAATATCTGCATCGATTGCCAGTTCGGATCCCTCATATTCCCATAAGATTCTCGTCCATTGATAATCAGCTTCTTTGATATCATCGATTGCTCTGGAATATACAGATACTCCCAACGGAGATGAATCATCGACATTATTTGCATTTGGTATCTTGAAGTATGCGAATAACGGCTTTTTCACGTTTAAGATCGTGACAGCTTCTTCCAGATTTTCCCACTCTGGTACAGCACTAAGCGGTACTTCTTTTCCTAATACCTCAACATTATCAAGATCCTGTCTTACAAAAGCCTTATTCATAATGTGATATGTAGTGTTCTCATCATGCTGATGGTATTCCAATCTTGTATATACCTGTTTCCCGATCGTTACAGTTTCCATAAAGACCGCTGCGATAACTTCCCCTCTGGAATTAAATTTCGTTGGGAAAAAGTGATCAGCTTGGACCATGTCAACTTCAATGTGTCCGTCAGAAACATAAGGCTTCATTGCAAGTCCGCCTTTTGCACAGGCATATTCCGTATACGTTCGTATGTTATCAGTCACGGTTTGGTATTCATCGTTAAGAAACTTGTTCCCTGTAATCTCTGTTTTTAATTCCAGTGTAACAAGCCTTGCAAATTCTCCAGCAATAGCTGCAGGTAATCCGCAAAGTTTTAGTTCTTTTCTTTTCCACGGCGGTTGATTTTTATACATCTTCGACCAGAGATCAATTTCTCTTGCCATCTTGTCTGATACGGCAACATCAACTCCGATCGCATCCCTGATATTTTCTTTTCCAAGCATTTTTCTTATCACCTGCCTTATTCGCTCAATAATTTCTTTTATCATTTAATCAACTCCATTTTCGTTCACGTCTTACGATCGTGTAAGCAAAATATCTCACTGCATCCATGCAATGATCATGCTGCTTCACTGGTTTATCTTCTCCACGTTCCAATGCCTTATCATCCCAGATATAAGAGCCGAACTCTTTGATTGTTTCTTTACAACATTCAGAGAACAGTAATACACCTAGATTTAACAGATTTCCAACAAATCGAATACCATCAAGTACATCATTCTTTGCTTTCTTAACCTTAAATCCTCGTTTCTTAAGCTCTGCGATAAAGGATGCTGCTGCCGGATCGACAATGATCGATTCAACATTGATTCCTTCCAGGAACTCTTCCATGTCATCTGCATACTCTCCGTCTGTCTTCTGCGTAGTCTCATCTCGGCCAGAATAGTAATATTCCTTTGTAGCAACCCACTGTCCCTTGTGATTCTTTTCCCACAGAAGATATACTGTCGCATTCTGTGTACCATAATCGACACTGACGTATTTACTGCCGGTTGTTGACTGCTTTTCTGATGTGACATGCTTTTCTATATTAAACATGTCGTAAATAATTCCCTCAGCTACGGCCCACAGACCTAAGATATAACGCTTATAAAACACTCCGGTATACATTGCTCGATATCGTGCTTTAATTCGCTCAGATAAGCTTAAATTGTCGTCCATCGTAAAGTGTAGATAGACAAGTTTCTTTTCATCTGCACGATCAATCCAGTTAGTTTTAAACCAGTGATACGGCCCATCTGGGTTACAGTTGAACCAGTATTTAGATCCATCAACAGAACAACGTCCTGTTGCCTGGTCAACAAAAGATTCAGGCATCAATGCAACTTCATCAAAAAAGACTCCTGCAAGTGTGATACCCTGTATCAAATCCTGTGATCGCTCATCCTTACCGCCAAAGATGTAAAAAAAATTCTCTTTGCCACCTCTTCGGATAACAACTAAATTATCAGCTCTATGATCTTCAACGTGATACCCTCGACTCTTAAGCATAAGCTTTAACCAAAAGAGTACGTTTCTCCGGAAAGAACCGATCGTCTTACCACACATACCAAAATTCTGTCCATTGAACGTTTCCATTGCCCACATTGCAAAGGACAAGCACATAGAAACAGTTTTTCCCGATCGGATAGCCCCATCGGCTATGATTCCATCTTGATCATATACGGGTGAATTGGGCAGCCACCAGGTAAGTATCTTTTTCTGCTTCTTAGAGAACGGCCGAAACTTAAAGACAGCTTTCTTTATTCTTCTTCCCATACATCTGCCACCTCACCTTTTAAGGCTTCGATGAATCCATCATCTTCTGTCTCTTCTTCGGATGTTCCGGACATGATCGCTGTCTTAGCTCTGATCTGCTCAATCTTAGCTTTCTGTTCAGCTGTAGCAATGTCCATATGGTCTGCAAGCCATTGCAAAGCTTTCATCTTATCAACCAGCTTAATACTCGCTCCGTCTTTTCCTTGCTTCACTTCCGTGATCAGTGTTCCATCAACATCTTCAGATTGTTTGAATTTCACAGTATTGACTTCTTTTTCGAGAACTTCTTTTTCTCCAGTTTCTTTGTTTTCTACCATTACTGGACCAAAAGCACCCATAACTTGAATATTTTCTCGCCCAAACGATACATAATCTGTTACATCCGCAAATGCAATGTCCATAAACTTTTGAAAGATATCTTCCTGCTTTAGCAATTCTCTGTTCATATGATTCTGCTTTAGCTGTTCAATCTCTTTTCTGATCACTTGATTCTTCATAAGCCTGCTTCCTAATACGGCAGCAGATGCATAAGTACATCCTGGATAAGCTTTCATGTAAGCTTTCGTGTAATTAAACATCCTGGATTGATACAAACAAAAAAGCTGCTGCTGATCGGTAAGTTCATCGTTGATCACGACCTGACTTACATCCTCTGCAACAGCTTCTTTTTTGTGTGCACCCTTTTTATTTTGTGTGCACCCCTTTTGGATGCATCCTGTCTTTTTGTTCCTCGACCATGCGTATCGTTTCTTCCACGATTTCACAGTGTTCATCGAGACTCCATACTTGGCAGCAATGCCTTTATACTTCATTCCGGCCACATAATCGGATTCTGCCAATATGTAGTTTTTTTCTTCATTCAAACATTACCACCTTCTTTCTTATTTCTTAAATGGACCTCCAGGGACTCGAACCCCGGACCGATCGGTTATGAGCCGACTGCTCTGACCAGCTGAGCTAGAGGTCCTTATGCCGGATTACTCCGGCTTTTATTCTACAAACATCCAATCTTCTGCTAACATATCTGCCTGGCTTGCTAACCATCCCATTTGTACGCCAGACGTGCCGATAAACGCAATTGCTTTATTTCCAATATCATTGTGATCACAATTAACGATCGTTCCATCTGCTGCCTTAAATGAAATACATGTTGCAAGCTGAATATACTGGTTCTTTCCGTTCCAACCTATTCTTTTAACTTTAAGGCCACGTTTCAAATATTTAATAGCATCCCCAAAGCTAAATGTAGCCACTCCACCAAGCACAGGACAGTTCTCTGGATTTGCCACAATCCATTCATTGGATAAGATGTTAGAAAGTGTGTACTCAACTCTCTGTGTCTCTCTAATATCAAGTAGATCTCCCTGTCCTTTGTCAGTGTCCTTCGGTCTGCACTGCATCATAACCGTTTCTTTCTCTGCATCCCAGTACCAGTATCCGCCCCAGGATGGAAGTTTTACCCTATGACCTTTTTTCATTAATTCAAATGCATCTTTAAAATTCATATCTCTTTCCTTTCTCAATTTAGACATAAAAAGACCCGGGGTCCGAAGATCACCCGAGTTCATTCTATCTGTTATTTTATACTTTTATTCAATTCATCCATTACTTGTTTCTGATCTTCAGACATATCTGAATTTATAGTTTTTCCTTCTTTAATCCCGCTATCATCAGAAAAAATCAATTCTAGCATATATTTAATGCTTCTATATGTCAGAATCATAAAAAGAAGGAAAAAATAAATCCATAAATAAAAACTATACGTTCTTACTTGTTTTTGAAAACTTTCATTAAAATACATAAAAACTGTTACGGTTGCACTAAAAAGACCCACCACCACTGTTCCTTTTATATATTTTTGAAACAGTTTATTAGTATCTTTTTGAAATACACGCATAACAAATTTAGATTCTTTCTTCATCCCCATGATTACTGGCATTATTGCACCGAAGAACCCAACAATTAAACCTGTCATGGTTAGTACACTATCTAAAGCATCATATAAATGTTTATCGTTTATATAATTTATTTTACTTCCCCACAACAGCACAACTACAATTAAGCTTAAAACATATGGATAACCTCTTTCTAAATAATATGCTATTGGATTCCATCTATTTTTTTTCATTTAACCATCACCCTATTCCATTGATAGAAATTTATGTAATTCCTCTCTTTTTTCAACAAAACAGCGTACCATTCTTTTATATATCACGTCCGTGTCTAGGGTTTCTCGACTTTTTAAAGTAAATTCTATTTTATCGCTTGTTACATTATCAAATAAATCGATAACTTCAGCTGTAGTATCATCATCGTCCTTTACTGTAATTTTAGCCCCACTTACATGGTGACTGTCTTCTCTCACATCATTGATTATATTTTGAACAGTATATCTGTCTAAAGTTTCTATGCCAGAACGACCTAAACTTATTGTCACATGTGCGCAAACTCCTCCAACATTTGCACATGACTTTATTAGTTTACCCAATGGCTTTTTGTCATCTGTATATAATTGATTTAAATTTGCAAATGAAATATCAATCTTTTTATAATAGTCCCTCTCAAAAGCTTTTTCATCAAGAACAAAACTAATAGGCGACAAAATAAATTTCTCATCCCTATTACCGTTTAAATCAGTTACAATCTCTTGGAATTTTGTAGGTGATATAGAAAATCTATTCATTTGAAACATTATTATTCCAGTTTCTCTTTCGTAAACAAAAGATACATCTTCTCCTATATACTCGTCATCATCTAAATGTAGCGGCTCTGCTTCAGTATTTTCCTTGACTTTTGATGGAATATTAGTATCTCTCATTTTCATTAATTTAACATACCATAAACCATAGTCCTTGTTTGTGATCATCTTTTCAATTCGATATTTTAATCCTGAATGCTCAATTTCTCTTGTTTTAACAATTACTCCTCGTCTATATAAATTAGCTAATAATTCACCTAAATCAAAAACTTTCGGACTTGACCATTCGCCGTTGTCTATGTAGCTTTTTCTGATCTGATAATAATTAAATTTTATTGTTCTCTTATATTCCATTTTTATCTACTCCCGTGCGATCATCATTTTTTTACATTTTAGCACTATTTGGTATCTTATACTACATAATTCGATAAAAAAATTAAACGCACCGTAATACAGAACATATGTTCTGTTTTTATTATATACACATTTTTCAAGATATTCAATACAAATACACAAAAAGAACACCGCATTTCTGCGATGCTCAAAAAAAATTTGCACGGGACGATTGATTGGACTCTATCCAATTTCCTCAAGTATAACTATAACACACTTTTTTGTTTAATTTGTTTAATCTTTTAGATTTTCACTAACTATTTGAGAAATTCTGCCTTTTGTATACCCCAATTGTTCTCCAACTTCCTGTTGTGTCATGCCATTTATGTAAATGAGTTCAAAAATCTGTCTTGCATTGCTATCAGGAATCAAGCTGATAAACTCTTCAATCTCTGTCAGAAGTTCATCCACCTGTTCCTGTCTCTTTCCGTTGATCATCATCTGCCGATAGATCACATCTGTTTGTTTCGGCTCTGACATCACAACACTCATGTGCGTTTCGATATAGGGGAACGTGTTCATGGATCCTTTTACTTTTCCAGTAACTGTCGGAATCCTCTCTGCTCTCTCATTCAGTTTCTCCATTTTGTCTTCCAGCATCTTCTGCTCCCTCTTCAGAGATCGATACTGTCTTAGTTTTTTCTTATCCATGCCTTGCCTCCTGTCACCTATGTTGCATCAGCATCCTAAACATCTCCCCAGTGTTTCACGCAATGCCTATGTACAAAACAATCTGTCCTTCTCTTTGTTCTGGACCACTCTGTCTCATCGTCCTCCGGATCCATCGCTTCGCCGCAGACTACACAGCAGGGACGAGCCCCACCGTGTTTCTCTCTGGTCTTCTTGTATGCATTCATTGCTGTCCTGTTATTTTTGATCATTGTCTTTCTCCCCCCCCTGCATCATAGATCTCACATGAGATCACCTTATTGCCAACTCCATTATCCACAACTTCGAAATCGACATCGTATCCGACCTCAGCCAGATGATCGATGATCCCAAAGTCATTGCCATTATCCTGCGAATGAATATAGACCCTCGCAAGTTTCTGTCTGATCTGTGCCATAATTAATTCACTCCTTAACTTTCCTTAACGATTTTCTCTGATCGTAAGCTCAATGCCAGTCTCATCTCTGGTTGCCTCCAGGATGTCTGCCCATGTAACTAATCCGTCATTCATACATTCTGTTTTTAAGTTAAATCTGGCTTTGAACTGATCCAGCCGTTTCTTGCCAAAACCAAACTCATCTCTTAGCACCATGATGCTCATAGCAAGAACGGTATCCAGGATCTGCTCTTTGATCTTCTGTGCCGCTTTATCCATTTCTCTATGATCGACAGGAACCTTGATCCCTGTAACTCTCCGGCGTTTCATTTCTCTCTCTAAGGCTTCTGCTCCGCCTTCTCTCACAATGCGTAAAGCAAGTTCCAATCCTTCGGTCCTGCCTTCCATCTTTGCATCAATCTTTCCCATCGCTCTCTCCTTTCACGCTCTTGATCCTTGCCTTTAAGGCATCCAAAAATGAATCCTGTGTAACTTCTTTTGCTTCCAGTGCATCCATGACGTTCTCATCATATCCGCCGGCAGTAACCAGATGATGGATCACAACATTCTCTTTCTGGCCCTGCCGGTACAGTCTGGCATTTGCCTGCTGATATAGCTCTAATGACCAGTTAAGTCCAAACCAGACAATGATGTGCCCACCTGCCTGAAGGTTTAATCCGTATGCTGCACTTGCCGGATGTGCAAGCAGGATATCCATCTGCCCATTGTTCCAGGCTGTGATGCTGTCCGGATTCTTTAACTCTCCGATCCGAAGCCTGCTCTTTTTCAAAGCCTTCTGGATCCGTGCCTTGTCATGCTTAAAGTTATAAAACACTAAAATTCCTTTTCCAGCATTTGCATCGATGATCTCTTTTAAGGCTTCGATTTTCTCATCATGCACCTCATGGTATATACCGTCTGCATCATAGACAGCTCCGTTGCAAAGCTGCAAAAGTTTATTACTTAAAGCCGCTGCACTTGTAACGTCAATAGTCTCTCCATCGATATCCGCAATCATCGTCTTCTCCAATTCTTCATACTGCTTCTTTGCTTTATCCGGAAGTTTGATATGACGGACATTATCGATCCGTTCTGGTAATTCCAGATAATCCTCTGCTTTCATGGAGATACAGATATCTTTGATCCGTTCATTGATCTCTTCGTCTGCCCATGTCCTCGGGTTGTACTCATAGATCACATTTCCGTTTCTTGCTCCTGGTGTGAAGTAATTATCACGGTATCCGGTTAGTGTCTTTCCTAGCCGTTCTCCTTCATCCAGGAGATAGATCTGTGCCCACAGGTCTTCCAGTCCGTTCGGAGTCGGTGTTCCTGTAAGCCCTACGATCCGGTGGATGTGACTCCTGACACTTTTTAATTTTCGGAATCGTTTTGCTTTGTTGGACTTAAAGCTCGACAACTCATCAATGATCACCATGTCAAACGGCCAGTCATTTTTGTAATAATCAACCAACCACGAGACATTGTCTCTTGATAACACCCAGATATCGCCGGGTGTGTTGATCGCTCTGATCCGCTGTTTGATACTTCCAAGGACTGGGATCACCCGAAGCATCTTTAAGTGATCCCATTTCTGTGATTCTCTTGTCCATGTATCTTCTGCAACTTTCTTCGGCGCGATGACAAGAACTTTCCGGACTGCAAACCGATTGAATCTCAGATCATTGACTGCTGTCAGTGTGATCACTGTCTTTCCAAGTCCCATGTCAAGAAACAATCCTAAGACCGGATCCGTGATCATGCGGTTAATGCAGTATCGCTGATAATTGTGTGGTACAAATCTCATATCATGCCTCTCTGTTCTAACTCTGCGATCTTGTCCAAGGCCTTACCTGGATTCCATGCTTCGATCTCCCAGATCACTCGGTCAATATCTTTTTTATTATCAAGAACGGTTGCATAACATCCTGTCGCCAAGATCTTACGGATCTGAACTTTCTGAAGCGGTGTTGTTTTTTCTCCTGGTCGTTTCAATTCTACGAATCCGGATTTTCCACCCTGAAGGACTACAACCCTGTCTGGTACTCCAGCATTGCCCGGGGACACAAACTTATACGCCATACCGCCGACCTCTTTTACTTCATCCCTGAACTTGGATTCTATACTGCTTTCTCTCATATCATTCTCCTTTGCTGTTAACGTGTTTACATATTGCCCTTATATATATACGCGTGTATGTATGCACATGGGGTACGTTATACTATTACCCTTTATATTTTATTTTTAAAGAACTTAATGTTAACATTGTTAACAATAGCTACAGCCATTGAATTTACTGGGTTTTTGGTGTTAACTTTGAATGTTTACACAATGTTATCTTTGTTAACAGCCATATTTTTTGAATGTTAACAACTGTTTGTCTTTTTACCCTTTGTTAACACGGATATACCCTCTTTGCGATCCGTACGGACCAACTCTTACAAGTTGTCTTCTTTCCCAACCTTGCATACAATTTAAGATTCCATTGATTTCTATAATATCGTGTCTTTTCATCTGCTTTAGATCCCCTCCGAAGCACTCACACCATACTTCAGCCGCACATATTCGGTCCCTTTCTACTAAGTTGCTCTCATCTTTTACTTGAAATTCGCTATTGAAAAAGGACTTTCTCTGCGCAACACTCTTCTGTGCCCAGTCTGTTGGAATCTTCTTCTCCAGGAACTCTCTGATCACACCTTCTTTTGGAGATGCTTCTCTGTAAGTTTCCTGCTTCTCTTGTGCCACTCTGGCAACATCTCCAGACATATACAGCGGCTCTCCTAACATCCATCTTGCAGCCGCTTCTGCCCATACCTGATCGACTTCTGCCGGCAGTTCCTGAAAGATGTTCTTCTTTGGTTTCTGTTTTCCAAGTCCAACCGGCCAGAACCTTCGGTTTCCCGTTCTGTCCTTTAAAAACTCTTTATCGTTCGTAGTTCCTACGATGATACAGTTTCGTGGGAAATTTGCAGTCCTGCGTCCATATGGCATACGATAAACGTCCTCTTTCTTACTTAAGAACTGCTTGACTGCATTCATCTCTGATCTGTTAAATCCAGTTAACTCTCCAGCTTCAATGATCCAGTAGCCCTGCACCATCTCCGCTGCATCTTTCCCTTCAAAGGTACTCATTGAATCGGAATACCAGTCTTTGCCCAACATTGAAAAGAACGTACTCTTTCCAACGCCCTGCGCTCCCGACAGGATCAGCATATAATCAAACTTACATCCTGGATGCATGGCTCTGGCAACCGCAGCGCACAAAGTCTTTCTTGTTGCCGCACGTACATATTCAGAATCTTCTGCTCCGAAATAATCGATCAATAGCGTATCTAATCGTCTGACCCCATCCCAGTTAAGGCTTGTAAGGTATTCTCGGATCTTATGTCTTTTATGTCGATTTGCATAGATCGCCATGCCGTCTAATATCTTCTTTTCTCCTGTGATCCCGTAAGTCTTCTCCATGTAATGTCTTAATCCGGCATCATCTTCATCGGTCCATGCGCGATCCTTATAAGGGAACTCCGGATGAAATTCCCACGGCATCGGCCTGCAAACAGTTGCTCTGTTCGCAAATTCATCATGATATAATCGGTCCTTTAAGTTTGGATCGTTCTCCAGAATGATCAACACGTTATCGATCGTCTTATTCGGCATTCCTGTCTGTGAACTGCAGCTTAACTTTTCCATCCAGTCAAGATCTTCTTTTGATATATCCTGTGAAAATTCGGACTGTGCGCGTTCATATCGTTCTGCAGTAATGACTTTTGCAACATTTGGCTGTTCCATCGCAAACTCACACATTGCAGAAAAGGATGGAAGCCTTGTGATCGGCGTTCCTTCCTTTGATCCATAATCAAGTTCATAAAACTTATGGATCCGGACCAGATCAAATGCATTGCATAATCTTCCACCTGCAGGATCTGTGGCATGATGGCTGTATAAGAATAATCCATCCTCATATAACACGGCTCCGCCAACTGTCGAACCCTCTGTATAGGTATAGCGGCCCGGATGCATATCACATGGCTCATAGATACCACCTAAGAACGCATCCATTGCCTGCTCTACTGTATAGGTCTTACAAAATGCACCGACGATTCCTTTCTTTTCTAATGGATTTCCCTGTTTTTTGATACTGCGGTCACGGAGCTTTACCGCTCCTGGCACTTCCGGCCACTGTGTGATATCTCTCCAGTTATCATATGTTGCAAGCATTCCGTCTTTACTTAAAAACGGCTTGTCTGCATAGCAGAATCGATACTGACTGTCCTTACTGCAGCTTGGCCAGTACATCAATCGGACTGTTTCGAAAGTTGTCGGGTCAAAGATGCCCATTCCGATATACTCCGCGGCACGTCTTGCAATCGGCTCATATTCATCCGGAGAAGCAGGCTGATCCAGTGGCAGAATGATTCGAAGTCGCGGTGCTGCTTCTTCATGCTTCCTGGTACTGTAGACCACATAAGAACAACCAAGGTTTTCTAAGATGCCGATCACCTCATCAGTTCCACCCGGTTTTATATGGTCGGCATCAAGTGTGATCAGATAGCGATAACCGGCATTTTCATTTCTTCTCTGTTCTCCGGAAAGTTCGCCACCGACAAAACCGCCGACGTCCTTGATCTCATCCTGCTTTGCTTTGCGGTAACCCATATACTCTGCCAGAGTTTCTTCTGTCCTGATCGGATGTTCAAGCTTCTCTACAAAATCAGACCAGTACATCTCCTGTTTCAGCCAGGTCTTTGATCTTCGGCTGCTTCCCGTTGATATTTTAATTTTTAAGTCATTCTGAAACATGCCGTTCCTCCTACTCTTTCTTATAGAAATCTCCTGTAAATCCATCTGCGTTTAACGGCAGCCCTTCTGCCCACTCCGGAGCCCTGCACATCAGATCGATGGCTTTCTCCAGTGTCAGATCAGAACCTTTTGGCACTTCTGCTATGATCTCATCGTGGATATGAAAGTTGATGAGATAACCACCGAATAACATATTTCGGATCGCATTCGCCAGCAGATCTCTTGCCACTGCCTGTACAATATTCTCGACTAGTTTCCCACCGTACGTTTCAAGTCTCTGCCATTTTTTCGTTCCATCGATGCCCATGTATGTGATACTCTTATTTCCCCATGCATTCTCTCCGATTTGCGGGTCTGGATAAAATAAGCATCGTCCGGAAGGAAGTTTGATCATAAAATAATCTGCATCTCTCATAAACGTGATCCCATGCTGGATCTGGTTTGTTGTTCCGAGTGTTACCGTCTCGATTGCACAATTCTCTACCGTATACCAGAAATCCTGAATCCGTTTGTTCGCTGTCCTCCATCGGTGTACGATATCCGGAAGTTCTTCTTCCGTAAGTCCCATCCTTAATGCTCCCATCTGGATCAATGCTCCGGTACCACCTTGGTATCCGAGAGCTAATTCTGCGACCTTTCCTTTTGCCCTGAGTGCATATTCCGGATTTCCTTTTTTGATCTTCTTGATCGGTACGTTAAACATACTGGATGCCGAAGCCTCGTAAATCTTGCCGTGGGTACGGAAGACTTCCAGTCTCCAATCCTCTCCGGCTAACCAGCTGATCACTCTCGCTTCGATCGCTGAAAAATCCGCAACCACAAACTCATATCCTTCTCTCGGAACAAATGCCGTCCGGATCAGCTGTGAGATCGTATCTGGCAAGCTGCCATAAGTCAGTTCCAGCATCGCTGCATTTTCCTGTTTTACCAGGTTCCTTGCCAGTGGCAACTCCGGGATATAGTTTCTCGGAAGGTTCTGAACCTGTACCAGACGTCCTGCCCATCTTCCTGTCCTGTTTGCACCATAAAACTGTAATAATCCACGGACTCTTCCATCCTTGCAGACCGCGTTTTCCATAGCTGTGTATTTCTTCACGGAACTCTTGGCCATCTCTTTACGTTTCTTCAGAACATAATAAACTGCAGGGTTTGCTTTTATCTGTGGGGCTTCTAACAGTTCGTTCACTGCTTCTTTCCCTAACTTATCAATATCTTTCCCGAGTTGATCAGATAACCACTGTTTTAACTGGGCAACACTGTTCGGATTATCGATTCCAGAAACACGCCGGATATCATCTCCAAGCTTTAATGCTGCCTGATCACTTAATTCCAATGCCCCATTAATCAGTGCAAGGTCCACCTGAGTCCCCTGTTGATTAATAGTCTGGTCATAATGCCAGTTAGTCCATTCCTGCGTTGGAACCGGATAATCCTTTAGATGATCCTCGATCGCACGTTCCACTTCCACATCTTGTTTGCAGTATTCTTTAAACAGGTTCCATTTCTCTATATCATGTTCAGGAAAGTTTCTTGTGCGTCCGCCGTTTCTCTTTGTAGGCTTGCATGGTACACAAAAATAACGGATCAGTGCTTTTCCAACTGCCATCTTTTGCTTCTCCTGTGGAAATCCCATTGCTTTCCCAACTCCTGCAAGGGATGCCGGATACCCACAGTAAAGAGAATGGATCATCGTACACTGCCACTGATCCGGCCAGATCTCATAGAACTGACTTAATGCATTAATCTCAAAGTTTGCGTTATGAGCCATCTTGATCGTTGCCGGTGCTTTCAGATCATTGATCACGTTTTCTGGAAGTTTCTCCCCCTGTGCAAGATCTATGATCTCAACAGGTCCGTCATCGTAAGCGTAAGCAAACAGCAGAATCTGAAAGTCCGGAGACTGCACGTACTTGTACAGCCCGGACTTTGCAATGTCTACACTACTATAAGTCTCGATATCGATATGCAGGATGTTCTTGCGCGGGATCATAATCCCATAACTCCGCTGCCATTGATCGGAGCCCCCGTGATCGGATTAATTCCAGTGACAGGATTCACACTCTGCTGTGTAGCTGCAGCCTGTGTGTTCATCTGCGGAACTGCTGCGTTCTGGACATTTGCCTGTGGCATTGGTCCAAAGTCTTCCGCTGCTGTTGTTCTTCCTGTTAATGGATCTCCTTCTCTGGTTTTCTGGACATTGTTCAGTCCGCATCCAACACCTCTATTTCCATTTGTGTTATATGGGAAAAAGTTTAAAGAAACTCTTCCATAGCATCCGGCATATACTTCTGCTGGATTTAAGATTGCCTGACAGTTTGCATCGACGACTTCTGGTCTCTGTTTACTGGATGCCGTCATAACCATATGTCCTTTACACTCTTCTCCAAATGGCTCTCCGTTCGGTCTTGCACCATCTCCATCATGCATCGGATTCTTCAACATTGCCGGCATCTGCCCGTTGAATTTTGTAGAGACACCTTCCTGTGCTGCAGCCTGCATTGCTGCTTGAATCGCATTGATCGTTACTGTGTCTGTCTTAGGAATCAGGATCGTCACAGAATATTTTTCTTCCTGTCCCGGATTGTTTGCATGTGGCTGAAATACGTGTGGAAATGAAAATCTTACTTCACCTGTTGTTACTTTTGTATTACTCATAATTTTTTACTCCTTTTATTTAAAATCTTCTGCTGCTGTTGTTTTCGGGTTATAGACCGGACGTTTATCAGATTCCGATGCAAGCGTTGGCTTCCCATTTGGCTTTTGGATGAACTCCCCGCAGATCGTCTGGAAGTCTTTCTTTCCGACCATCTTTTCAAGATCTGTCAGGGTAAGCTGTGCCCTTTCATACAGAGTTTCTTTTGGATATCCATTCTGTTCCAGAACATCCGCCATCTTCTCATAATCTGTGATCATACGATTACTTCTGCCTTCAACGATCTTCCATCCTGGGATCTCTCCGCCATCGATCAGTTTTGTCTGCGCATAGGACTTTAATTTTTTATGCCATGCAACCAACTGTTCTGCTTTTGCAAGGGCTTCTCCCACCTCTTCGTCTGAAAGCTCCGGTGGAAGTTTTGTTTCATAGGTTTCCAGAAGTTCCAGATTGTCATAAGCTCTTTGTCTGCAATTTAAGACTTTGCAGAATCTGCAGTGTTCTCCAGAATGAAACTCCCCTTCTCCTTTGTAAGCTAATTCAGCTTTCGGTTTGACTACGACTTTGCCCCATGTTGTCAACTCTCGTTTGTTCGTTTTCCATGTCGAAAAGTTATTGAGTCTTGGCTGCACGATATGAAAAAAAATGTCCTCGATCGGATATAAAAACCCATAAGCTTTTAAGGCTCCTAACGCATACAATCCCATCTGCGGATTCCCACCTGCATTTACTGGAACACCTTTTCCATATTTAAAATCGATCACATGCATGACCGTACCGCAGATCAGGATGCAGTCTGCAGTACCGAATCCATCCGGCACGTACTCGTCAAACTCAACTCTTTTTTCCACCGCCATATATGGTTTTTCAGGAAGACTGTTGCTAAGTGTTTCCACATAATCAACATACTGATCTGTGAATCCCTGCATCTCTTCCTGATACATCTCATTCTTTTTAATCTTGTTCATTCTTCTGGTATAAGTTCCAGTCTTTAAAGAATCTGCTGTCAGTTTTAACTCACAGATTTCATGTGCCAGAGTTCCTTCTTTGGCATAAGAACTCTCTGTATCTGGAAGCTCATCACACAATTTTGCGGAAGGAGTACAGTGAATCCACTGCACCGCTCCGCTTGCTGATAACAAAGCATGTTTTCTTTTCTTGGCCATCTTAGATCACCGCCCCAATCGCTTTGATCGCAGATGCAAACTCCCCATACTTCTCCTGTGGCAGGTCCATTAATGTCTGTGCACCCAAGGATGCCAGCGTATTCTGTACATCCTGCATCTTTCCGGCATCGATCAGACCTGTCGCTGCGACTGCCAACTGCTCCATCGAATATGTAGGCGTAGCTGTGGCTGTTGGCACTGGGTTAACCGCAGATGCTGCATTTTGTGCCACGGGCGCTGCTGGTACAGGCTGTACTGGTGGCGTGCTTGGTACAGTTGTAGCTGCTGGCGCAACTGTTTCCGTTGGTACAACTGTCTGCTGCACTACGGGTGCTACCTTTGCTGCATCCATCTGTGTTTCCTCTTTGCTGTTCCCTGCTGCATTTGCCAGTGCAAAAATGGCATTTGCCAGATTGTCAAGCCCTGTTACGTTTACTGTGATTTCCATTATTAAGTCCTCCTAATTCTTCTTTGTTTAATAGATACCCGATCCCCAAGATTTGAAAGATCAGGTTTGTATCAAGATCCTGTCCAGCTTTATGCAGCCGGACAAGAGTTTCAACCCTTTCATAAGATGCAGCTAATTCATCGTATACTTCACGACTGATCAGCAATCTATCTTCCTTCATCGTTTATATCCTTTCTACTTGTTTCTTAAACCCACACTCTGTCGTCATTCGCCACTGTACTGCTTTTGAAATCTCTTTATCTAAAGGATCTAATTCTTTGGACAATGCGTTCGCTAATACTCTCAGAGATGCTACGATATAAGGTAGTGTTCCTTCAGAAACAGGTGTTACACTATCTGATATTTTAAGAAGAATGTCCCTACATACTTCCCCAACAATATCGTTTACTTTATCTCCCTGATTGATTGCTGCACATTTGTATGCTTCTTCTATTTTTTTTTTCGCACTGTAATAAAAACTCTTTTGTCATTGTTCCTTCTCGCTTTCTGTGCTATAATGCACTTGTGTTAAACTATTTATATCCGCACCTTCTGGAGTTGTTGCCTCAGGGGTGCATTTTTCTTTTATTAGGTTTTTCACTCTCTGGTATGTCGCAAGTTCTCTTTCTAGCAAACAAACTTCCATCAAGTTACTTGACACTTGATTACGTCTCTCGATATTTCTATTCAGAATATCAGTCCACTCATCAATTTCTTTCAGAATCAGCGTTTCATCAATCATCGATCATCTTTTTCTCCTTTCATTTCATTGTTAATTTATCCAGCATCCAGTCCATCGCTCTTTGTCCGATTTTTGTCTTAGATAAAATCAAACAAATGATCATGCTGACTGTTACATATAAGCTAAACACCATTGCTGTTGCCATTTATGCTCCTTTCTCTGGTTGATATAAAACACCTGTCACTTCCCAAAATAACTTTGGACTGATGTAATAATTAATCTTCTTACTTCCTGGCTTTCTAAACGCATATCCGATTGGAAGCCACCCTGCTTCAATGCCTGCCCGGATAAAGCAAGCATCTTTTCCCATCTTCTTTGCTGCATACGCTACCGGTACATTTCCTTCTGGAAATTGCTCTGGTACATTTGCGTATGCTGCTAACATTCTTAAAATTTGCCTTCTGCTCATGTCTTTCACCTACCTTTCTTCAGATGGCTTAATTCCCTGCCCGACGATTGAGTGCTATTTTTAATAATTAACCAATTTAGGGAGGATTTAAGGATTCTGTGCATCGGACAGAGGATTAAGCCATCCGCTATTATTCTGTTGTCTTTCTTCCATATATCTCCTATACTTAAATCACAGGGCACTACCATGTCCGAGTATTCAAGAAAGGAGAATCCTAATGAAATACAATAAAAATGCTACATTTTCTAAAGAACTATCATCAATTCAAAAAACTTTAGATTCATATCAAAGGTTGTATAATACGACAGCCATAAACACAGTTTCCAAAAGTCTTATGCAATTTCAATCAACTATGTCAAAACAACTAAATACTCAAGCCGCTGCCGCAACGCTTGTAATGCAGCAAGCATTAAGCAATCAAATGAGTGCTTCGATTATGCAACTTTTTAAAATGGTTGAATCCTACAACAATCTCGCTAAAAGTATTGGATCATCCCTTAATCAAGTTGCTGTTCGCGGATGTGCGGCTAAAGCCAAAGCTTTGGCTAGTTGTATAAATCTCAATCCATCTCAAACTCTTGTTTCTGGTGTTGCATCAGGAATACTTAGCAATAAAAATATTGATGATGACATTGTCATTCCCAACGAAATCGCTATATCTATTTCTGATACACTAGGAATTTCTGCTGATGAACTTGAACCTGCTATTCCATATAAAGATTCCAAGAAAATATCTATAGAAAAATTTGCTTTGTGGCTTGGTATTTTCTGTTCACTTTCTGGTCTTTTTGGAACTTTGATATATACTCCTATCACTGATTATCTTTCTGGGAAATCTACTGAGAAATATCAGCATCAAATGCTTCAAGAAGAACACAAGCAAACAGAACTTCTTGAGAAAATTCACATCGATTTACAGAAAAATAATTCTTCTACATCTACAACCAAAGAAAAATAGATGTTCTTGCCAAAACAACCACTATTGCAAGTACATAGATTAATATTCTCTGGACTAGAAGATCTCTTTTTATATCTCTTAAGGGATCTTCTTTTTTGATACTCTTCATTGATCTGACAACTGAAATTATTCCAAAGATACAAATCCCTGCTGCCACTAATCTAGTTATCTGAATATATCTCGTCTTTCTCACCTCCTGGTTATTTAGTTTTTAATTTCTATGGTAACTTTTAAAGTTACTTTAAATCAAAAAAAAATTTCCATGGGATTTTCTATATGAAGTTCTTTGATCATAATTTCGATTTCATCACTTCCAAAAACACCTTTTGCCATCTTCTCATAAAATGTTTTAGGAGTGATTCCAATTAAATGAGCCACATTTGTCTGTGACAAACCTCTTTCAGATATAATTCCACGAAGTTTATCTGTTCTAATCACTTTCTCACCTCCGTAACTTTTTAAGTTACTTTAATTATATCACGAAAAAGTAACTTGTCAAGATATTTTTGATTGATTTTATAACATTTTTGTGATAATATTAAGTTACTAAGAAAGGAGATGATGTGGATGACAGTTGGTGAACGAATACAACTACTAAGAAAGAAAACTGGCATGAGTCAGATAGACTTTGCAACAAAAATAAATGTATCTAAGCAGACTTTGTATAAATATGAAAATAATCTTATTACTAATATACCGTCTGATAAAATTGAAGCTGTTGCAGATTTGTGTCATGTATCCCCTGCTTATTTGATGGGATGGGAGGAACCAGAACCTCAATCTTCTACCATACTAAATAAGAAAGATGAAAAAGATATCGCAAAACGATTAGAACAAACTCTTGATCAACTAGAATCCGATCAAGATGGACTGATGTTCTCCGGAGAACCTTTAGATGATGAAACAAGAGAATTATTAAAAGCGAGTCTCCAAAACAGTATAACCATCGCAAAAATAAATGCTAAGCAAAAATTCACACCAAAGAAATACAGAAAATAAAGGAAGTGATTCATTGGATATTCGTAAAAAAACAAACTCACTAAAGAAAAGATATGGTACGAATAATCCTTTTGACATTGCTAAGTATTTAGGGATAAAGGTTATATTTGAACCATTGGGATCCATTAGTGGATACTACAATAAACAGCTTCGTATGAAGCAAATACATATAAATCATGATCTTTCTGATCACGATCAGCTATTTACATGTGCACATGAATTAGGTCATGCAATTATGCATCCTGATGCTAATACTCCATTTTTAAGAAAACGAACTGGACTTCTTGTAAGTAAAATGGAAATCGAAGCAGATAAGTTTGCAACTGAGCTTCTAATTAATGATGAAATTTTTCTTGAGTTTCAAGAATTTACTACAGATCAAATCGCACGTGCACTTGGATATAATGAGGAACTGATAAAGTTAAGATTGAAATAAGGATAAAAGTATGAGAAAAAAATTATTAACTGTTGGACTTGCGGTGTTGATGGCTATATCTTCAACTTCATGCAAAAGTTCAGAGAAAACTCAAACAGCTAAAGAAGACACGTACAAAAACTATAAACAGTATAATACATCATTCGGATTAAAATATAAAATTCCAAACGACTGGAATAAAACAGATACAAGCACATCTACTGATCTTACGTTCAGCAAAGACGATGACACAATAACGCATGGTTTAATAGGTGTCTATTACTATGAATTTGATGGTGACATTATACAGAAAGAGAATTTTCGTTCTCTCGTTAGCAATATAAAAGATGGCGAAAATTACAACGGCAAATTTCATTCTGAATCGTCTACAATAAATGGAGTAAAGGTTAAATTTTTTTCATACGAACTAGATATTAATGGTGATGCTTATTTTATGAAAGGCATAGTTTTTAATTGCGGAAATGGGTATTGTATATTAGACTTTATATACCCAACAAATAAAGATTACGAAAAACTTTTTGATAATATTGCAAATTCAATATCTGTTAATACTTCTGCAATCGTGACTGCAACCGAAAAACCGAACGAAACAGAAGCATCAGTGTCTGCTACGGAAGAACCAACAACCACAGAGGTCACAACTGAAGCTACAACAGAGAAAGCAACTCAAGTAAAGCCAAAATCTAAGGACATCACTGACAAAGATATTGATTTTTCGAGTGATTATAGAAATGACTCCACTGGAAAATGGAGAATTGCCATAACTTCTGACAGCTTTGATATTGAAAAATATGCTTTATCCTATTATCTCAATTACTTTAAAGCTGATGATGAGATCCATGTTATTGTGAACTTTACCAGAATGACAACAACCAAGATTTCTGACATGGGCGATACACTTGATGTATCAATTCATGAATACACAAAAGGTGAAGAACACGATGCCAATAAGGCATTGGGCGGAATGCTTTTAAATGAGTATCACGTCAATATAAAAACTGGAAAAATAACTAAAATCCAATAATAAAAGAAAACCGCCAGCTACCAACTGGACGGAACATTGCGACATCGCAACAACTGAACTTTGAAAATATAATATACTTACCCAGGAAGTCGTCAGGCGGCAAGTCTCCAACACCGCTCCGAGCATTGCGGAAAGGAGGCCCTTATGAGTACATATGAGGAATTTATGATCATCATAAATGTTGCACTATTAATTATTGCCATTCTGAACTATACACATAAAAAATAGCCGTCCTGCCCCTGGTAAGTGTAGAACGACCATTTTTCGTTAAGCATTCGCCGGAGCGGATGGGTTTGCTCCATCGTGCCGACTTATTACCAGATACATTATAATTAAGATTTTTAATTTTTTCAACACCATTTCGGTGATCTCGCCCAAATGGTCCATAAAATATATAACGAAAGGATGTGAATATATGGACTTTGAAAAAGAAATTGCTGTCCGTAAGCAGCGTATCTTAAATCAAGCAACTCCTGATACAGCAAATTATACTATTGATAATATTGCTGAAGGTGAAATTCTCTTTTATAAAGAGGATGATAAAGATATTAACGTCAGCGTTTTATATAAAGATGATACTTTTTGGATGACACAAAAAGCTATTTCTGAATTATTTCAAAAAAGCGTTTCCACAATATCACGACATATTTCAAATGTATTTTCCGAAAATGAATTAGATGAAAAAAGCAATTTGCATTTTTTGCAAATTCCAAATTCTGACAAACCTATAAAAATATATTCTCTAGATATGGTTATTTCTGTAGGTTATCGCACTAATTCTAAACAAGCTACTTTATTCAGGCAATGGGCCACTGCTACCTTAAAAGAATTTATTACTAAAGGTTTTGTCATAAATGATGATATGCTTAAAAATGGAAATCCGTTTGGAAAAGATTACTTCGATGAACTGTTAGAAAAAATCAAGGAAATTCGTGCAAGTGAGCGACGTTTCTATCAAAAAATCACTGATATATACGCACAATGCAGTTATGATTATGATCCTAACAGTGCGATCACAAAAAACTTTTTTAAGAATGTGCAAAATAAGCTTTTGTTTGCAGTAACTGGTCAGACAGCTCCTGAAATTATTCATTCTCGTGCTGACAGCCATAAAGATCATATGGGTCTGACTTCTTGGAAGAACTCTCCTGATGGAAAGATACTCAAATCAGATACGATTGTTTCTAAAAACTATTTAAATCAGACAGAGCTATCTGATCTTAATGACATTGTAAATATGTATCTTGACTATGCCGAAAACCAAGCAAAAAGAAATAAATTAATGTCTATGCAGGATTGGATTTCAAAATTAGATGCATTTCTACAATTTAACGAATATGATATTCTACATAATTTTGGTACTGTCACAAGACAAATTGCCAATGCCCTAGCGTATCACGAATATGAAAAATACAGAGTTATTCAAGATAAAGAATATGTCTCAGATTTTGACAAAGAAATGCATAAATATCTTAAATAAAAAAACGCCTGGCTACCAACCAGGCGAAGCTTAGAAGCTTATCAACTACTTTGCAGCATATGATATTACTTCTCCCTAAACAAGTGAATTATATCATACATCCTGCAAAA